TGCAACGCCAAGATGCGTTTGACTTGGCGCACGATCTCGGCTTGCTCTAACCGTGTCAACATTATTTGAACCTCCGCAGTGGCTCAACAACTTTGCGCTCTGGCGGGGGCGGCGTCATCTTCTCGGACGGTGGGGTCCAGCCCCACTTGCGCCAAGTCGTTTGCACGTCTGCGCCGCTGCTCCACTTAAAATCTTTGTTCGGTACTGATGGGTAGACTTTCATTTTTTGCTCCTTCGATTACTAAGTGCCGGTAGGCACGGATCGCTGCCTTCAAGTCTGCTTCCAGACTCTTGATCAGCTCGTCTTGCTCAGTCAGCCTTGTTGCGGCTTCCTGTGCAAACTTCGCTAGGTTGTGCGCTTCCCACGCCGCAAACCTGTTCATGGTTGGGTGGCCTGCGCCAGCAGCTCGGCCCTCTCTCTAGCCACACGCAGCGTGTTGTAGCGTTGGTGCAGTCGTTCGATTACTTTAACCCGCCGGGCGTTTGCCATCTCGGAGTCCAGCAGCGCTTTAACGTCCACCTCTGGCAGCAGCGCCAGCACTTTGTTAAGACTTCGCCATGTGTAGTTCAATTTTTTTCTCCAGTTGTTCAATCAGTTTGACCGTGTGATCGTGCGTGCGCTGCACCGCGTTAAGTTGCCGCGTCTTGTGCTTCAGCTCAGACTTGGCCGCCCGCAGTTTGGCTTTCCATTGGTCGATGCGTTTCATTTAAGTGCCTCCAAGGCGATTTGAGATAAAGAAAGTTTGTCATGTAACGCGCCCCAAATTTTCTCATCGACAGTCGTGTCGGTCAGAAATACGTAGCACCACACGTCATGCCGCTGGCCGCTACGATGCAAGCGCCCGATGGTCTGTTCGTACAGTTCGAGCGACCAAGGCAGGGACAGGAAGACAACGTGGTGGCCTCCGTGCTGGAGGTTGAGGCCGTGGCCTGCTGACTTGGGGTGGACAGCCAGTAACCTGACCTCGCCCCGGTTCCAACGGTCAATGGCGTCGTCATCATCGAGTGTGACAACCCGTTTAAACCGTCGCTTAATCTCGGCAAGTTCTTCTTGGTACTGGTAAACAAGCAGGGTATTCGCATGTTGGTTCTCATCAAGCAGTTCTTCAAGGCGTTCAAATTTATGCGCTGACAGCCACACCGGGCCGTTGTCGGAGTAGATGAAACCCGACGACATCTGCTGCAACTTCTGCGTGACCACAGCAGCGTTGACGGCCACCACGTCGTCCAGCACAAACTCTTTCTTCATCTTGTTGTAGCCGGTCATGTCCATCTTGCAGCGCACCTCTACGGTACGCAGGGGCGGCAGCTTGTCCTTGTACTCGCCAGGCTCCAGCACAAACGTGGCGGGTCTGATGCGCTGCATGACCAACTCCAGCGAACCAGGGCGGGGACGCCAGTCGCCGAAGTCCTTGTTGACCAGCGTGAAGTACTGCTGCTGAAACGCGCCCTTGGCCCGGCCCAGCAACGACTGGTCCACGATCTTGCACTGGCCGAACACGTCTTCCAAACCGTTGCTGGTGAACGAGCCAGTCAAGCCCCAACGAATACCGACATCGCCGATGACCTTGTTCAGCGCCTTAAAGCGTGCGCCTGACGGGTTCTTCAACTTGGTCAGCTCGTCAAACACAATCGCGTTGATGTGCGCCAAGCGCTGCTCGGCCAGCCATTGGATGTTGTCGTAGTTGGTGACGATGATCTGAGCGCCGCTGTTAAGCGCCGCTTTGCGCTGCGCTGGCGTGCCCACGGCCACGGCCAGCGTGCAGCCGGGTGCCCACTTCGGTGCCTCGACCGGCCACACGTCGGTGCAGACGCGCTTGGGGGCCAAGACGAGGAAGCGCATGGCGTAGCCGTCTTTGAGAATGGCCTGCATGGCCGTCAGCGTGATGGCTGTCTTGCCAGCACCCACCGGGGCCAAGATCATGGCGCGGTCATGCTCGTACAGGAAGTCAGCGGCTGTCTCTTGGTAGTCACGCAGCTTTAGCAATTCGCTCTCCTATCCAACGCACAACTGGCACAGCCCATGAGTTGCCCAAAGCCTTGTACCGTGGCCCGTCTGGGCTTTCCAACTTCTTGCGCCAAGGGATGTTGGTGTATCCATCAGGGAACCCTTGCAGGCGTTCGCATTCGACTGGAGTCAGCCGCCGCACCTGCATGGCCGTTGCAATCGCTGGCAATGGTCGCCCGCCACCCGTTGGGGAACCCTTGAGCAATGGGCCAGTTGGCTGCTCCATCGTATGCCCATTGTTCTCATAATCCACGCCACCAATGTATGGCTGCGCCACCGCAGGTGGATGAGCTCCGGCTGCCAATGGATGACATGGATCGCCCGCTTTTGGTTTACTGTAATTGGCAGCACTAGTGATCTGGGTGGTGTCGAACGGGATTGGCTGCGCTACGCCCTGCGTAGCGTGTGTGTCCACGGTGTAGGCCGTGCCATCATCGTTCCAGCCCTTGCCGTTCTGGGCTTTTTCCACGGGCCGAACGTCTTGGATGCTGATCACGGGCGTCTGCCCCTCATCCAGCGTGCTGTTGATGCCCTTGTGCATCCGGGCTGTCAGGCAGTTGTTAACCTCGTAGGGTTGCACAACCATTGCCTCTGCTTCTACTCGCTCGTTGCCTGTGCGACTGAAAGGAGGGCCGTTTGTAACGCAGGGGGCAATTGCTTGCCCCGTTTCTCGGCTCGGCGCAGTATCCCGGCGCACGCTGTCGAACTCAAAAAGAACCGTTGCGGGATCAAAATTTGCTCGAGCACTTGCGACAACGAACACACGGCGGCGTCGTTGGGCCACTCCGAAATATTGGGCGTCAAGAACTCTCCACGCAACTGCTCTTTGGGGACCATCAATAAAACCAGCGTTAGTCCATCGGCCCCCTGAAGGGACGAGCGCTTCATCTTCACCGGCAAGTGCTCCCAAAAAGCACCCAAAGGCATTGTCTTTGGTGGAAAGGACTCCGGGGACGTTTTCCCAGAAGATGATGGACTGATCAAGTCCCCGAACAGATCGTACTTTGTCAATTGCATTTGCTATCTCACAGAAAACTAAGGAAAGATTACCTCTGGCGTCATCCAAAGAGTTGCGAAGGCCAGCCACAGAAAAGGCTTGGCAAGGTGTACCACCACAAAACACATCAGGCGCTTCAACTTCGCCGGACAAAATGCGTTCAGGCAACGCCGTCATGTCGCCAAGATTGGGGACATCGGGGTAATGGTGAGCCAGCACCGCTGATGGGAATGTCTCAATCTCTGACAACCATGCGGCCTTCCAGCCAAGTGGATGCCATGCAACAGATGCGGCTTCAATGCCGCTACATACGCTACCGAATTTCATTGAGCCACCCATCTATTTGATCTTTGTTCCACAGACACACATACCTTTGGTTCATCAGCGCCATGTCCGACATGAAGACTTTCTGCAACTCGGACAGCCTGCCGCCCTCGGTCTTGACCTCAACAAACCATGTCTGCCCGTTGGGCAGGCACACGATCCGGTCGGCCACGCCGCGATGCGCGGGGCTGGTGAACTTGTACGCCCGCCCGCCCAACTCTTTGACGCGCTTGACGAGGTAGGCTTCGACTTGTTTTTCAAGCACGATGCTTAAACTCGTCAGCAGTCACCAAGCCGTTAGGCTCCAGTTCGACCATGATTGTTTTCTCATAGCTGCCGATGATCACGCAACTCGGGTTGTACCCGCGCTGCAAACAGTACTCGCGCAGGGCTTCTTGCAGTTCACTAAGCGTTAGCGCTACGGTTTGAATCTTCATGTCGTTTGCTCCTTTGCCGTGATAATACATGAAAAAAAGATTTGCACAACAAATTTTTTGTGTGTTATGATTGCATCACCCAATCTCGGGTAGACACTACAGGACAGTCAAATGGAATACCACATCCCTGCTGCTGCTGATAACACCAGCATCAACGTCAGCCGATATGAAGGCGGCGTTTGGATCAGCGTCATGCGCCACTGCGCTTACGCATCTGCCCATCTCACACGCGAACAGGCAGAGCAACTGCGCGACGCCCTGATCGCCTTGACGGAGACAGCAGATGCAGCACAGTAATATCGTTGGCGGCTCGACCGCCAAGCGCGTCATCAACTGCCCTGGTAGTGTGGCGCTGGTGCAGAAAATGCCGCCCAAACCCTCCAGCTCTTACGCTGACGAGGGTACGCTCTTGCACGACACGATTGCCGATCACTTGGCAACGCTTCAGCCGCTAGAGTCATACCTTGGTTGGAAGCACGAAGACCAGACGCTGACGCAAGAGTTGATTGACGACAAGCTGGTGCCTGCACTGGCCGCGCTTGATGAAATCGACCCCGAGCAGAAGATGGATTACGAGGTCGAGACACGGGTGGGCTTTGGCGATCTGCTGCCGGGCGTGTTCGGCTCGACCGACTTCGTGGGCCGCATTGGCAACCGCGCCATTGTGCTGGACTGGAAGTTCGGCTCTGGCGTGGTCGTGACCGCAGAGGAGAACGAACAGTTGATGTTCTACGCTGCCGCTGCCATGCGTACCGATGCGCTGGCGTGGGCGTTTGATGGCGCAACTGAAATTGAGTGCGTCATCGTGCAGCCGCCCGTGATCCGGCGCTGGGTGACAACGCCCGAGCGCATCAAAGAGTTTGAGCAGACGCTGGTGCAGGCCGTTAAGCAGGCGCAGCAGCCGGACGCCAAGCTGGCCGCTGGTGAGCACTGCCGCTGGTGTGCAGCCAAGCCTGTGTGCCCTAAGATGACCGGCGCTGTGGACCGCGCCCTGCTGGTGCAACTGAAAGAAATAGATGTTGACACGCTGGGCCGTTACCTGAAGAATGCAGACCTCTTGGAAGACTGGATCAAAGACCTG